GAAAAAGAATTAGGGTTACAAAGTTGGTAGCATATATTTACCAAAAATTATTAGAAGAAGGAGTTCGTGCAGGACAGACTCCAGCTAGAACTAGGAGTGCAAGAAATTGGTTTAGAAATCTTGCAAGACAAACTACTGGTGTTCAACCAAATACTATAATTAAAACAGCACCAAAAGTTCAATTAACAAGAGTACCTCAAGTTGGTTTTATGTACCATTTTTTTTATGATCCAAAGATGAAAGAAGAACTACCATACTATGATAGGTTTCCATTAGTGTTTCCATTCAAAAGAGGGTTTACAAGGCAAAGAGCAATTGAAGGTGGATCCTTTTTAGGTTTAAACCTTCATTACTTACATCCACGTTTAAGAGCTAGATTAATGGATGGTTTATATACTATTTCAACAGATAAAACTTTTGATGAAGATACACGCATTAGAATTAGTTATAATATACTAAATAAAGCTAGCAAGTTTAGATTTTTTAAGCCTTGTGTTAAGAGATATCTTTTACCAAGAGTTAGAAGTAGGTTTGTTAAAATAAATGCTGATCAATGGGACACAGCTTTATTTTTACCAACAGAAAGATTTAGAAAAAAAAGCAAAAACCATGTGTTTAGACAAAGTAGAGAGATAATAGGACAATAATGGCAAATAATGTTTCACCAGACGGAAGACAAACCCATGCCGGTACTATAAACCGAAATGGCATAGCTCATCTTTCTCATTTTATGTTAACATTTTCCGCTCCTTCTACAATATTTGGAAACTTTGGTAATAGAATTGGTAAAGAATTTCAGAAACAAAAAGCAAGTTTTGTTGGTTGGGAAACTGAGGGAGTTACAAATTTAGCATTTAGATGTGAAAGAGTATCTTTACCAGGAAGAATTATAATTACATCTCCATACAAAGAAGCAAACTATGGATTAAATAGAGAATATCCAACAAATGCAGTCTATCAACCAGTAGATGCAACTTTTTTAATGTCGGAAGATTATAGCGAAAAAATCTTTTTTGAATTATGGCAAGATTTAATAGTAGGACACCATAGAACTTCTGGTGATGTGAGTTCAGAAGTATCAGTTAAAGAATTAAACTATATGGATAATTATACTTGCTCAATGACTGTTCATGCGTTTTCAGTTACAGGTGGAAGAGATGGATTGAAACCAGTTTATAGTTGTGAGCTAAGAGAAGCATATCCAAGAACAATACAAGATTTACAGATGGATTGGTCTGCAAATGACTTAGTTAGATTGAATGTAGTATTTGATTATAAATACTTTGCTGATACATCAGCAGACAATATTCAATCTAGTGCAAGAGGAAGAGAATCAAGTTTTGCATCTAGATCAGGATTAGGAGCTGCAGCAGCTTCATTAGGTGGTAGAGCTATATCGGGTTTATCACCAAGAACACAACAAGCAGTTACAGGAGTGGTTGGAGGTTTCAACGCAGTGAGAGTCGCAAGTAAATTATTTTTTTAAGGAGTTATAATGGCATTACCACAATTGACGACACCAGAGTTTCAAACTCAACTACCATCAACACAAGAAACAATTCATTTTAGACCTTTTTTAGTTAAAGAAGAAAAATTACTTCTTATGGCTCAACAAGGTAAAGATCAAAAAGAAATATTAAATACAGTGTTTCAAATTTTAGAAAGTTGTTTAAAAACACCACTTGAAGTTAAAAAACTAGCACCGTTTGATATTGAATGGCTTTTTTTACAACTCAGAGCAAAGAGTGTTGGAGAAGTTATTGATTTAAAACTAAAACATATGAAAGAAGACTGTGGAGGATTGACTGATGTAGATATTAATATAGCTGATATTAAAGTACATTATCCAGATAAAACAGATGATGTAATTATGATGGATCAAAACATTGGTATTAAAATGAGATATCCTTCAGTTGAAATGGTTGATCCTAATAAGTTTGGTACAGATCCAGATATAAAAGATATATTTGGTTTATTAGATAAATGTATAGTTAATGTTTTTGATGCTGATCAAGTTTATAATGAGTTTACATCACAAGAACTTGAAACTTTTTTAGAAGGCTTGGATCAAAAACAATTTCAAAAGATAGTAGACTTTTTTAATAATACACCTAAAATTAAACACGTTGTTGAATATAAGTGTAGTAAATGTGGCGAGATTGTTAAATATCCGTTGGAGGGTCTCCTCGATTTTTTTTCATAAGTGTTGCATACAACTCGCTCGAAAACTATTATCACACCAACTTTTCATTGATGCAACACCATAAATACTCATTGAGCGACCTTGAAAATTTAATACCATTTGAACGTGATGTTTATGTTGCATTATTAGTAGCATGGATTGAAAAAGAAAACGCTAAAATTGAACAAGAAAATATGCAAATGAGGACGAGAAAGTAATGTTACCAACACCAGCAAAAACAGGACCAGGAGGAGCTTTATCAATTAATATTGATAACGATTCAATGGGTGATCTAGGTAAAGCATTTGGTAATGCTCTTAAGCCATTAGTAAAAAGTATAGACAGTCTTAATGCAACATTATTGAAATCAATGGCACCTGATCCTGCAAGTAAAACTGATAGAGGTAAAGATTTAATAAAAGGTCCTGATGCTGCCAAAGAAGCGGATGGAGAGAAGATGTCTGTTGGTAAATTTGGTTTTGCTGGATTAGCAGTTCTTGCAGCTGCATTATTAGGTACTTCAAAAGAATTACAAGGAATAGTTAATACTTTTGCTTTTCCTAAAACATTAAAACTATTAAAAGCTCCTTTTGTTTTATTAAAAAAAGGTTTTAATGGAATATCAAAATTATTTAAAGCTATAGGTACAAGATTCCAAAACGCTGATCTAAGAAAAACATTTGGTAAAGCTGGTATGGTCGATAAATTTTTTCTGTCAATGAAACGTGTTGGTGATAGTATTGGTGACTTAGGTAAGAATATAAAAGGAAGGATTGGTGGTTTTTTTAAAGGTGGTGTTATAGACAAATTTTTTAAAAGTACTAAAAGCATGACTGATGGAATTAAAAACTTTAGTCCTTCAACATTAAAAACACAAATTGGCTTTGGTAAAGGTGGTGGTATAGATAAGTTCTTTTCGGCAACTGGTAGAGTTGTAGACAGAGTCAAAGATTTTTTAACTCCAGTTAAAAATGTTCTTGGTCGTATAGGAAAAATAATGGAACCATTAAAAAAGTTAGGTGGAGGTTTAGGATCCTTATTAAAACCATTAATGCCATTAGTTAAAACTATATTCTTTCCTATTACTATTATAATGGGTATCATAGATGGAATAAAAGGATTTATTGAAGGATATAAAGATCAAGGTTTTATAGATGGATTACTAACAGGTTTAGGAAATATTTTAGGTGGTATAGTTGGAGCTCCTTTAGATCTAGTTAAGAACTTAGCTGCATTCCTATTAGAAAAACTTGGATTTAAAAATGTTGCAGCAGCGTTAAAAGATTTTAGTTTTAAAGATATGATAAAGAATGCTTTTGGAGGAATAGCAAACTTTTTTATAAACCTACCTGAAATAATAGAAAAAGCTGTTAGAGGTGTATTTGGTGATAAAGTGGGTGACTTTTTGTTTGGAAAAAGTAAAGAAACAAAACTTGCTGATATTGCCGAAAAAACCGATAAAGTTCAAAAATCTGCACAATCAGATATTGATATGTTCGAAAAACGAGCAAAAACTCATGCTAAAGAACAAGAAACAATTGATAAAATGAAACCTGGTGCAGTAAAAGATAGAAGACAAGCTAAGTTAGATAAAAAAAGGCAAAAAAACGAAAGTAAATTATTAAAAGCAAAAGGTGAAAAGAGCGAAGCAGTAATAAAAGGTTTAACAGCAAAAACAGCAACAGTTGATACTGCTGAATTGTTTGCTAAAGGAGCAAGTGAAGAACAAGTTTTAGAAGCTACAGCAAAATTACAAAAAACTTTGACTCCAGATGAATTAGAAATGTTTTTATCAAATATTAAAAATCAATCAGGTCTAGCTTTAGAAGATCTAGCTAAAGATTCTGTTGGAAAGAAATCATTAGTTGGTGGTTTATTAGGTAAGAAGGGATTAACTGATGAACAAAAAAAACTACAAGAAGATATTTTTGTAGGTAAGGGTCAATTAGAAAGATCAGGGAAAGACCAAATAGAAGCAAAAGCTAAAATGGTTGAAGGTGAAGTTGTTGAAGGTCAAACATTAGATGAATTAAGTGCTCCTATAGTAGCACCTAACTTTGGTGGATCTTCTACAGATAATTCACAGACTGATAACAGTCAAAATAATACTAGCACAACTCAAAATAATAACTATTATGGTGGTGATAGCGGAGGCGGAATGAACACAAGGAACCAAGATGGCTCCTTGTTCAAGCAGCAAGGCACTTATGCTATGTAGTTAGTCGTCTAACATCTTTCTAAAATCATCCATACCATCATCTGTCTGTGCAGCTGCAGCTACAGTTTCTTTAACTGGTGCTACTGAAGGACTAGGTTCAGGTGGAAGCTCAACATCTTCAGCTGTAGTAGCGTCAGAAGATGTCATTAGAACTTTATTCAACTTTGCTTCTAACTCTTGATAAGTTTTAAAGTTACTTGGATCAATAAACTCATTTAAAGAATATTGACTTGCCCAGATTTGTTCTATCTTAGAATCATCTTGATCTAACTTACTAGGTTTAGCAAACTGAGACTTGTCATAGTTTCTATATCCTTGATAGTTACGAATAGACATTCTAAAGTTAGCACCTTCCCAAAAGTCAAATGGATTAACTGGTGTATCATCTTCATACTCTGGGTTCATAGCATCATTAATCATATCAAATATCTTCTTACCATATCTGTATAATTTAACTTGACCTTCATTATCTGGGTTAGCTGGATCCTTAACAATATAAACATTACTAATGTATAGTAATCTTCTTTTTTGTTTTCTTGCTTGATCTTTACCAGCATCATCTCCTCTATTCCATA